CAACGTCTTTGAGATCAAGTGCTTGGACAAACTCAGTGACAACAAACTCACGATACTCGCGAGTAGCCTTTTCGTCTTCTGCTGGAATATCGGAGAGACCACATCCAGGCTGATCAAAACCAAGGACGCGATATCCTGCTTCGATCAGTCCTGGGATAACATACTTGAACGACTCAACAGACGATCCAATAGAACCGCCGTGTAGTAGAAGGATTGGGCGCCCTTCACCTTCGTCGATATAACGAATCTTCAAACCATCAATTGTCATAAACTTATTGTTCATAGATATACCTCAGTGATTACGAAAAGATATGAAGAGCCTCTGAGTAGTGAGACTTACGATCTTCAAGACCGATCGTTCCACCGTTGATCTTCTTTGTTACTGTTAGAATATCACCCTTGTCAGCCCACTTGTTTAGTTCGCGGGAATCCCAGAACCAGCAAGCAGACCAGACTGCACCCTCAGCTGTATCCAACCAAGCCGTTGCTTCTTCAAGAGACATTTCCATGTCTGAAGCGAAAGCCGAATAGTTACTTTTACCTGTGAGCTGAATGAACCCACGACCGCGATAGCGATAGCCATCACCAGATGCTTCGTCTCCGTTACCCATACGATTGGAGTAAACTACGTTCGCGATCTTTTCGGGTTTCTTTGCATAAGCATTTGCGTCACGACCAGCGCGAGCGAAATACTTAGGGAAAATCTTATTGAGACCTTGAGCGGAATAGTTAAGATTTTCTTCCATGACCGAAAGTCCAGCGGACTCGTGTCCAGCTTGAGCAAGGAACATGGAGATTCGTTCTGGAGTGTTAATTTCGTAGAACGCGAACGCATCGTTCAGCGGTTCTAGACATTCTAATAGCCATTCCTCTGTAGTATCTTCAAAGAACTGACATAGTTGTTCATGTGTCACTAGCATGGGTAGTCTCCTTTCGCTGCTATTTAGCCGTTAGGATAACTACCCATGTTATTGAGGTGATCAGAAATCTTATTTAAGAGCCTGAGAAGATGATCCATTTGCTTTCCAGTATTGCTTTAGAGCTGTGTGGATAATATCTGAACGCGAAAGATTAAGATGCTTAAGATCTTCATCTGTAAGTTTAGCGAGTTCGATGATTGTATTATAGTATCTAAGTGAGTGGAAGAATGATTCTAACATATGTGCTCCTGTGTATAAACGGAAAAAGGCTGGTCAGCGAACCGACCAGCCTATCATAATCTAATTGAATATCAGGACTTAGTCCTTGATATCGATCTTCTTAGGTTTCTTGCTGTCGGGGATAATGTTTTCCAGCCATACCTTCAGAATGCCGTTAATCATTTCGGCGTTCTTTACTTCGACAGTATCAGCGAGAGTGAAGGTGCGATTGAACGCACGCTCTGCGATTCCCTTGTAGAAGTAGTAGGCGTTCGCATTATCAAGGTCGCTGGCGTCTTTGGTCTTACCAGCGATAGTCAGCTTTCCATTGTCAAGAGTCAGTTCAATGTCTGTCTTAGCGAAACCAGCAACAGCTAGCTCGATGACATACTTATCATCAGCAACCTTCTTGATGTTGTAAGGCGGATAGCCTGGAACATTTTTACCGACCGATTCCAGCTGATCAGCGAGCAACTTGAACGTCTTGTCGAAACCGACAGAGAACGGGTCGTAAGAAGCGAATTGTGATGGGATCTTGGTGTATTGTGAGTAGTCGTTCATAGTGTTACCTCCTGTTAGGCAAGGTTGATTATGTGACCCCGAAGGCGTCACGTTCTATATATAAGCGCCGCAGCAAAAATGTCAAGCCTCGGAACGTTTTTTTCCGATGTTGTATTTCGCTTCGAGCTTCCAGTCGTTCTTTTCCTTATGAGCCAGAATCTTGATCTGGTTCAAGGAAGCGACTGGTTCCTTTGTGCGCTCCAACTCTACAATGTCAATCAGCTCCCATTCGGCAAGCAGATTGGCAATTGTATTACGACGAGCCTTATCTTCATCTGAGAAGTTAGTAGGCTTGCCGTCGAGCGCGAACAACTCTTTGAAGTGAACGATATAGTATCTACCCTGCTTATGCAGGATATGGCATGACTGAAACAGAACCTTATCGCGTCGCGAGGCGACTCCGATACGAGTTAATGTTTCACGAATTTTAAGGAAGTCTTCTGCTGATCGTAGCTTAACTTCGACCATTGATTCAACTGATTCATTCATCCTTTTCCACCTCTGTCGAGTGCTAACTCGATCATGGCAAGCTGATCATCGGTCAAAATCTTGAGGGCATCCTCAGCTTTCGAACGACCATAGCCAAAATATTCCATGACCATCTCAACGGAGGCGTCGGGGGATTGTTTAGCCCATTTGGCATATCTCTTACGCTTCCGCAATGTATTTAGTAAATACTCGTATTGCGGCTTGTTATCGAGATGGGGACGCATATTCATCTCGTTGGCGTAAAGGATAGAGTCCTGATGGTAGGACATTGAACGATTGGTCAAGAAGGGCTTGTAACCCTTCTCAGCCAGCTCATCGTTCGCGCTCCCGCGCATCAGGTTCTTCTTGGAGGAACTTACGCTGTCGGCGTAAACGAATGGATTAGACATTCCCCATCACCATCGCCTTACGATACTCCAGGGAGTCAGGCGATAGGGAGTAGGGGAGCTCCACAACCATTCCATCGACGATCTCAGAGATAGCTAAGTCCTCCTTGTCAATATCAGTAAGATTGGGCGCATAGTGAGTTCTCAGCTTTCCAGCTTTATCATATTCCATATAGAAAAGCTTGGCGTCGAAGAGTTTGTGAACGTCAGCGCTCAAAGGTATATAGTTCCCAACGTGTTCCTCATACTGGACAAGCCCAGCAGAGATGACAGCATTCGGGATGATGTGAGCGACTTCGATACGACTCATACGCTTGAACGGGCAGCGATTCAGCAGGCGCTTAACTTCTGTAACCATCTCAGCTGAACGATTGTCAGTCTTGACCAAGCGGTGGTTATAGATCTCACGCACGAACGCAACGAACGCATCCATGTCACGAATCTTACCCATCTTGAACTTGTTATCGAAAGCATTGAGCGCTTTACCTTTGGAGTCACCGACGACATAGATCATCTTGTGAAACGCAAACTCCTTGATCAGTCTCATCAGGAGCGCAGTAACTTCTGCGTCGTGACTCCACTTGTTCAGCATTTCACAGGCGTGTTTCCAATCTTCAAAGAATGCGCATCGTGTCAAGCGACCATAACGCTGCTCCAGCTGATTGGAGATAAGGCGCTTGGTTTTATCCTTCGGTTCAGTCTGGGAGTCTTCATGAATCACGACAGAGATTGGATTACTCAAGCTCATGGCTGTAAGACCTAATCTGATGAACACACCAAACTCGATTTCATTGCCAGATACAAAGTTCTTCCACTCGATCGAATTGGGATCGTTGTTATTCTGATCGCGCTGAATGAAGGATACCTTGTTTGCTTTAAGCCAATCGACACAATCTTTAGAGTTGAAGTTATGACCTTGCTTCGAGCGACGGATAGCAGAATAGACCATTGTGCTACCAACTACGCCATCCTCAAACATAGCGTCTTTGGTCTTTTCATAAAGTTCTTTGAGCAGCTTCTTGCATTCTTTGTTGCGCTTTTTCGCTTTCTTCATAGCTTCGTTTGAGTCTCGGCTAATATCAAGCTCAGCACTAATCGCGGCTTCGATAGGTGAAGCGCATATGAAGATAACTTCAAACTCATCGCGGTCTTCAGCCATACCAGTTGACATGAGCGCATTGGATGGCGTGCCTGTGAACAGGATGACGCGATTGTGCTTATTCATGTCGCGGAAATCACGGAGGGTATTCACCCAAACGCGATTCTGGGCGTTAGAACCAGTAGCATCCTTGGAATCGAAGAGCGAGTGCGCGCCGTGGTGAGCTTCGTCGCGAATTACGATGAACGCATACTTCTCACTGACTTCTCTATAGAAGTCAACTTTCTTGACGAAAGAAGCATCGGTGCCGACGATAACGAACGGTTCGCGCTTGAAGTGCTTGAGACACAGATCAATGTCACGAGCAGACTTAATACTGTTAGACTTGACTACCTTGATTCCCTTATCTTCACACTCAGCAATAGACGCTTCGAGGGCGGTAGTGTCTGGAGCGATGATAATCGGAATAGAAACGACATCGCGGTCAAGTTTCCAAACTTCACCAATGGCTTTGGAAATGGTAAAAGTCTTACCAGTTCCGGTCGGAGCCATGATCGTAAAGAATTTCTTAACGACAGCGTCACGAGTCACCGCTTCGAGGAAAGCATTCCGCATGGTATCTTGGATGTCTCTGCGGAAGATGCTTTCGCAGAAAACGCTCTTCGTGTCATCCTTGAGAAAGGCTTTGAGTGTTCCAGCCTGACGAAGATAAACGTCCTCGTCGAACGCATAGAGCGTCGAACTTAAAAGATGCTGATAGTTTTTCAAGATAGTCCTCACTTTGGCTCGCGCCAAATCGCTTCATATATCACTATGACTATAATACCTCGGTGGCGTGCAATTGTCAAGCAGTTACTTGAACTCACAGTCCATCATGATCTGGGTCATGCACGCAGCCAAATTGATCTCCTGATCAACCACGAACGCGGCTTTGTATTGGTAGTCCGCCAAAGCAAGAACTAGTGGCGGGATAGACTCTGGCTTCATGACATCACCCGCTGCGTCGTATAGTTTACGGAAGAGCGTATTAACGTCCATGGACGCATTGGCTGCGACCCACTTACGCATGGCTTCGAACTCCCTCCCCTTTAGATACTTTACAAGCTCCTTGATCTCCACGTTGTCCACGCTGGATAGGATGCCGCTATCAATCGTCCCACGGACGCTGTAACGCTGTAATTCGTTTAGGACGCGACGCCAGTC